CCGCCGCGACAAGGGATTCACCGCTTATCTTTCCGCCGTGAACGTCCACAAATTCGGTGACGTTACTAAATTTAATCCGTTTGCCTAGTACCATGTTGTGTACGTGCCCGACTGGTGAGGTGAATCGTATCGTTATCGTTTGAGTTATATCTGTGTGGATAAATTCCATACGTGTAAGAGCTACGTTTCCAGCGTAGCTCTTTTTTTACCAGCGAAGCTCTGCGCGCTCTGCGCGCTCTGCGCGCTCTGCGCGCTCTGCGCGCTCTTCGCCCTCTGCCGTCCCTCTGCCGTCCCTCTGCCGTCCCTCTGCAGCAAAACGTGCGATGATCGTGCGATAAACGTGCGATTGACCGCGGCGGACTGGCGGGGAACTGGCGGGGAACTGGCGGGACGCGGAGCGGGAAATGGAGCGGGACGCGGAGCGGGACGCGGAGCGGGAAATGTAGAAAGGAGGTTGTGAAACAAAAAGTTTCACGTGAACATGATTTTTTGGAATGATATCAATTGGGAAAAACTTTTTGCTGCTTATGATTTGAAATTTGAATCGGTCGACGATAAAGGCAATCCGATTCATTACTACAATCCGATTCGGTTATTTACCGAGCCGGACGTTGACGGTGATTTCGCTGGCGTGGCAATTACGTGTTCCAACCGTAGTGCCGGAAAGACAAGTGCGTTCGCCGCGGCTAGCTGTATCTTGTGCAAAGAGTACGGATGTCAGACGGGATGGATTTTCCGAACGAAAGGGGAGATGACGGGAGCGGCGGCAATGTACGAGGATATGTTGCAGATGTACCCAAAATTGGGTCGTGTGATTACCTATAAAAATCTGGATAAGAATGGAAATGTCGTGCGCTATTTTCTGGACGGCGAGCCGTTCGGATGCGCGTTTAGCTTTGGAAGTAAGATGGACAGCGTGAAAAAATTGTCTCCTTATTTTCGAGATATTTACTTTTTGTTTTTCGATGAGTTTTCAATGGAGAGCGGACAATACGTAAAAGGCGAATCTGAAAAACTGCAATCGTTGTTGCTGACGATCAGCCGTGGAAATGGAAGCCAGTCCCGCTGGTTTAAACTGGTTATGGCATCCAATAATATTTCGTTGCTCAATCCCTATTTTGTATTTTTTGGTATCCATAAGAGATACCAGAAAGAAACAAAAATGCTGCATGGGAGCGGTTTTGTGTGTGAGTTTACTCACAATGACAGTGCCAGTAAAGCAATGTGGGAGAATACTGCTTTGAAAGCATTCCGCGGTGGCCACTATATGCAGAGCATGAGCGTCGGCGATCAGATGTTGATTGACGATGCCGTGTTTGTGCAGAAGCCGACCGGACGGTCACGGTATCTGTTTACGATCGAACACAGCGGAAAAAGTTATGGGGTATATGAGTATTACGAAGAGGGGTTTATCTATATTACCCATAACTATAACCCGTCCTGTACTTTTGTCGCGGTTTTTCGGGACGGCGACCACACCCAAAACACGGTTATGTTGCAACACTATGATTATTTGTTTGAAAATCTCGTTGACGCCTATCGTAACGCCTATTTGCGGTTTGACGATCTCGACAGCAAAAATATGGCGGTTGCGTTACTCGGGATTGATCTTTATAAATAGTTGGGAGGACAAGTACTTGACATCCTGATAAAAAAGATGTATCATGAAAATGCGGGAAACCTTTTAAAGGGGTTGCCACGGTTGAGTAAACCGCCCTGTCCTTGGCCGGTCAAAAGGTTTCCTGTGACAGAAGAAAGGAGCAAAGATGGCAAGTATCGTTTTTAATATGATTGTCGGCATGATGAAAAAAGAAAATGCCTATCTTGCTTATACGGTTCGCTATAAAGCGGACGAAAAAGATACGCTGATCCTTGTCCCTCATGAAAATTACGAGTCTCACATCCGGTATTTGTGGGATTTCTTTTTCATGGATGGCAACGCGTACAACAGTAAATCGCCAGTTCGCTTCATTCATAATTTTATTATGTGTGATAAATTAAGTGAAATTGAGGACTGGTTAAAATGGCAGGATAAGGAGGTCGAAACATGGATGTAACTCTGGTCACGCAGTTAGTTGGAAGTCTCGGTTTTCCAATTGTTTGTTGCGGCGCACTTTTCTGGTATCTCGTGAAAGAAAAAGACGCCCACACGGAAGAGATGGAAGAACTTCGGAAAAGCGTCGAAGCGAACACGACTGCAATTAATTCACTTTGCCAGCACTTAGGAGGTGGAAAGAATGAATAAAATCGAAAAAGCAGTTGCATGGGCGGAACAAATCGCCGCCGATGACCGGCACGGGTACTCACAGGTACACCGGAACAGTCCCGATTATGACTGCTCTTCTTTTGTCGGGACTGCACTTGCAAATGCCGGTTTTCCGATCAGCATTTACAGCACAACTAGAAATCTAGGTGAACAGTTGGAAAACGCCGGTTTTGTGAAATGCGGTACACCTTGGAAACGCGGTGATATCCACCTTGCGTCCGGTCATCATGTAACGATGTCGGTTGACGCGAACCGCATCGTCCACGCCAGCCAGTCGGAAAACGGCGGGATTGCTGGTCAGACGGGCGACCAGACCGGAAAAGAAATCTGTGTCCGGTCTTATTACGATCTTCCGTATGAAAATACCGTTCACTATCGGTATGCCGGAGCCGTCGACGAAAAGCCGCATCACGTCATGGAAAGTTTCGTCAAGACCGAATCCGCGCGTCGTTTTGACCGGAAAATTGCCGGCGCGTATCATACCAACGATCGCTATCATCTGCGTGTTGGCGCCGGCATGAATAAAACTGTCATCTTGACGTTGCCAACCGGAACCAGTGTTCGAAACTACGGGTATTATACCGGAGAATGGTATCTTGTGAAAGCCGTCGTAAATGGCATCGCCTATACCGGTTACGTCGCAAAAGAGGGTTTAACCCGTGGCTGATCTGACGCTTGCTTACAATACCTGTATCGAGATTTGTAACCATCCAAACGTTGGCTATTCCCAAACGTACCGTGAGGGTCAGACCGTCGGCGGTATTACCTACTATGATTGCTCCTCTCTCATGAGTTACTGTTGTACGGTCGGCGGGTTTTTAGCATCTAACCCCTGGTTTACGACTCGTAGCATGGACGGCTATTTGACCGGTGCCGGATTCCAAAAAGGTACCGCCAATCAGCCCTGGAAAAAAGGTGATATCTTATGGAGGAGCGGGCACACCGAAATGGTTTACAATCCCGCTGACGGTGGCGGGTATACGATGGGGGCGCACACCGATAGTTATCCGCTGGACAGACAGGTATCCATTCATACGTTTGTGTCTCCCTATCGCGCCTGGACGTCCCTTTATCGGTATCCGGTTGAGGTAGAAAGCGGTATCAGCCCGTCTGTCATTTCCGCCATCTGCGGCAACTTTTGGCAGGAATCCACCGTAAATCCTGGATTATGGGAGGGAACGGTTGTCGGGGCGCCCGGTTATGGTTTGGGACAGTGGACAGATAATTCCTCTACCGACCGCCGGACGCGGTTGTTCCAATGGTTAGATTCCAACGGGTACAGCCGGGAAGATGGTAACGCGCAGTTAGAATATCTGATTTATGAGAATGTCTGGTATTCGGTCGGAGCCGCTAGTGCTTACGAAAATCTACAAGCGTTTTTGCACAGTGACAGCACCGATCTAAACGCACTGACTTCCGCCTATATGAGAGGATGGGAGGGAATCCGTGACGATGGAACACTTAGCTTCCGGCAGGAAAAAGCGCATGCATGCTTTCACTATATTTCCGAACACGCGAAAGATCCTGCCATTACCGGCTGGATTGCCGGGAATCGGTATTTATCTGATTCCGAACGTTTGAACAACGCGGTGATGGTCTATCGGTATCTATCCACCGGACAACCCGAGCCGCCTGAACCGCCCCATCCCATGAAACCAAAAAGGCATAAAATGCCTATCTGGTTCTATCCCAATTTAAAAAGGAGGTTTTAAAATGACACTAGAAGAGTATTGGACAGAAATTGTTGCCGACATTGGAAACATCGAAACACACGGTGATGCTATCGCCGCCATCAGCGAAAAAATCAAAACAGAAGATACCGACATTGGAGCACTGATGTCCGAACGTGACGCACTGGCCGCCGAACGGGACGAACTGAAAGGAAAGTATGATGCCGCCGTTGCCGAAATCAAAAGCCGCTGGTCTGATCTTTCCCACGGCGGAAGTATCACAAAACTAACCGAGTTTGGCGGAAAAGTGCCGGAAGCAGAAGACACCGCAACCAGTATCAATGATCTTGATATGTCTCAGCTCATCATGAGCGGAAAAGGGGAGTAACATGGCAAAACTTGACATGACAAATATTAACATGCTGAACGCCGTTCGGCAGACGATGAGTGTTGATTACCGTGACCGAGTTCCTGTGGCAACGCGGGAAAATATTGCCGATATTGCGAAAACATTAACCGACCCTTACAATCCGATGGCAAGAAACGAACTCGTTCCTGCGCTGGTGAATCTGATTGCCAGTCAGTCGATCAGCACGGAAGCGTTTCGAAATCCTCTGCGTTTGCTGAACAGTAACGCCATGCCGTATGGAAACGGAGAACAGGAAGTTTATGTAAACTTTGCACAGGGTTACGCGCACGATGCCAATATCAGCATCGAAGATGCGACCGCCATTTATGACAGCTACATTATGGCGCTGTATCATGTCATCAATTTTAATAACGATTATCCGGTAACGATCTGGTTTGAGGATATGCGCGGCGCGTTTCTCGATGATTACGGACTTCGGAATCTGGTACAGGCAAAAGTGGAGAGTGTCGTTTCCGCTTGTAACTGGGATGAGTTTACGACCGCGAAAGAACTGATTGCATCTGCAAAACGTGTTGGACAGATTTACCCGGTTCATGTTGACCCGGTGACCGATCAGGCATCCGCGAACGCACTGGCAAAGCAAATCCAGTCCTATATCGACAAAATTCAGTTCCCGAACCCGCTGTACAATTTCGCCGGCGCGACCTCTGCCGCAAAAGAAAATACCATTCTTCTGTTTGTCGACCCCGATACCAAAGCCGCGATGAACGTTGACAGCTATGCAAGTGCATACAATCTCGACCGGATGATTCCGAAAGCACAGCAGGTGTTAATTGATAACTTTAACGATGCTGAGGGTATCGTGGCTGTACTGGTTGACAAGCGGTTTTTCAAAATCCGTGAACAGTACCGCATGATGTTACAGGATACCGTTAACCGCGGACTGCGTTGGAACAATACGTATACCGTAAAAGAGATGTTCTCTTATTCCCTGTTTTATCCGATCATCGTCTTTACGACCGAGACCGTTCTTGTTTCTTCTATTAATGCAAGTGACGTCGGACTGGTGAAAGCCGGAACAGATGTTGACTTCGGAGGAAGTTTTTCTGTTAACTCTACGGGCGTAGCTGATAAAGCGATTGACGTAAAAGTAGAAGGTAATTCTTCCTTTGATACGTTTGTTATTCCGGGAACAACCATTCTTCGAATCGCAAAAGACGAAAAGAATCTGAAGCCGAAAGTAAACAAAACAGCAAGTGTGCGGGTTGTGATTACCAGCCGATTCGATTCTTCCAAAACGGCAACCATTTACTTTACGACCGATTAAGTAGGGGAGGAAACATGGATCATTTCATTCCGATGCCGCCGCAGGAAAATGTGGCGGCGGTTTCCCCGCAGACGGAGGTAATTTTAGCAAGTGGGATTGAGTGGGGAAACGATTATGAACACGTACGATACTACGAAAACGGAAAAGCAGGTTGTCTGGCGCACGTACGAGAAAAAGCAATCCATATTTTTAAGCAGTCCGCGCCCGTGAGATGGGGAGAACTGACTTATAAGGGGAAAGGGAATGAGAGTGAATTTTTAAAGTGTAATTATATTGCGTTTCAGAATAAACCTTATACGGAAGAGTGGTATTTCGGTTTTGTTACACGGGTAGAATGGTTGAGTAACAGAAGTTTTAAGATTTATTTCGAACCCGATCGTTTTCAGAACAGTTTTTACGATGTGGTACTTCAACCGTGCTATGTCGAGCGAGAACACGTTGCGAAAGCAGATGACACAGTAGGTGCGAATCTCGTCCCCGAAAATCTGGAAACTGGAGAATACATTGTAAATGGTTCCGCCGGCATGGGTTTTGGTCTTATGAACTATTGTCTTATTGCCAGTGCGGATGAAAATGGCGTTGCTTTGGAACCGGAATTAAATCAAAAAATAATGTCTGGTTTGACTTATTTTAACACTACCGATTTTGCTACCATGAAACAAAAAATTCAAGCCTATGCTACAAGCGGAAATGCCGACGCTATTGTATCCATTTTTCAAGCACCTGCTTTATGCTTTTCTGCAAGTCCACAAGACTTTACCATGGCTTTCCCAACAACGCTAGCTGGCTATATTCCAAAAAATAAAAAACTATTTCAATATCCATTTTCCTATTTAATCGCCGATGCGCACGATGGAACGCAATATGCGTACCGACTCGAATACTTCAAAAACCAAAAAATAGTTTTTGGCGCACAAGGAGTAAAATTAAATATTCCGTCTCTCTACATCTATCCAAAAAATTACAAAAATGAACCTACTAATAATACGCCATATGCATTTACTTATAGTAATTTTCCTACCTGCGCCTGGACAAATGACGCTTATCAAGCCTGGCTGGCACAGTCTCAACCTATCTGGGATTATCAGACAAAACAGCAGTATATCGATACTGGAAAAAGTGTTGTGTCAACCATTGCAAACGTATTAAGCGGTAATTTCGGAAAAGCCATCGAAAGCAGTATCGACCAGACAGTAAGCAATTTCATGTTTGGAGAAAATATTTCTGCCCAGATGGAGCAACACGATTTAATTCCACCTACCGCAAAAGGAAGTGCTACCGGAAGTTATGTACAAACTGCCATTTTTAGCAATACGATTGCATTAAAGACAATGTGTGTAACGCCGGAAATGGCGAAAGTAATTGACGATTATTTCACTATGTATGGATATGCTACGCATAGAATCAAAGTCCCGAATATCACCGGGCGGTCAAACTGGAATTTTGTGAAAACGGTAAATTGCGGATTGCATGGCGCGTGCGTCACCGATGATATCAATTTTTTGCAAACAATGTTTAACCGAGGCGTGACGTTCTGGCATACGGATGATGTTGGAAACTATGGTCTTTCCAATGATTAGGAGGTGCTATCATGTATGATAACCCGTATCGGGTGAGCAACAAAGAAGTTTGGGGATGCTGGGAAAATAACCCGAATACGTCACCGGAGGAAAAAATGTATTTCCGACACTTTTTTGATAAGTTTGTAAATCTCGCGTTATCTCGGTATGAGTATGACGGTTTACCGGATGAGATTCCACCACGGATGCTCAACTCCTATCTGTTATGGCAAGGAATCTGCCTGTTTAAAAAAGAGCCAATCACCGGACTTTTCGGCGTGTTTGGTGTTAATCTGGTTGGTGAACCCGACATTTACGGGATTCCGACTGATTGGATTGCATACGCCATGAATGGACAGTATTATGAACAGACCGACAAGGAAGAAAGCGCGCTGATTTTCGCAAGACCTTTTGCCGTACCGGAAATTCTCAGTATTATTCTGCACGCACAGAGCTTAGCCGAGAAAAAAGCGTCCACACGGGTAAACGTTATTCAGCAGAGAACGCCAGTTGTTATAAGCGGGGATTCTACGCAGAAGTTATCCATTGACAACTTTATTCAGAAGTGGGTAAAAAATATTCCTTTCATCAAAGCAAAAAACGATCTGCGAAAACAGATTCAGATTGATACCATTGACTTGAAAGTCCAGCCAATCTTTAACGAACTTGACACCGCCGCACAGCGAGAAGTAGCAGAATGTCTGGCTGATCTCGGAATCGAAGCAAGCGGCGTGGAAAAACCGGAAAGGTTGGTTTCCGCCGAAACGAGTTACAACGATGGCGAGATTGAGTTGACGAGAAACGGAAATCTGGCAACCATTCAGCGGGGACTTGATGCCATCAATGAAATGTATGGTTTGAATATCCATGTCCATTTTAATTCTAAGATGGTAACGCCGATTAACCGACCGGATGTATTCGGCACGACAAATGCCGAAAACGACCCACCGGAAACAACGGAAACGGCACCGGAAAGTGAGGTGGAATGATGTTCCTTGCTTATCCCTACGAAACGAAAACCCTAACGAATACCATTGAACAGTTGGTCATTTCCGATCATGTCCTTTCCCCACTTGAAAATCAAACCCTTGATACTATGATCGAAGCCGCCGTTCCTCTCATCTTCAATTTTGACTTTCCTTTTTATGTCGATGCATCCGCGCCCGAATATGCAACCGCAAAACTTGCGTTCGAAAAAACGTTCTGTTTGCAGTATTTTCGGGAACAAATTGGACTGGAAACGATCGGAGAATTTCAGTATCATCTGAAAAGGATTCTTACTGTTAATAATCCATACTATGAGCAGTTGTACCGGAGTATTACTTTTGAATACAACCCGATTATTACTCATAATAGTACAAGGAAAGTAACGAGTACGAAAGACGATACAAGAACAGGTGTGATCTCGGGAGACAGCACAGCAAAAAACACAACTACAGCAGATACAAATAACAACACACAAAATATTCATTCCGACAACCCGCAGATCAATTTTGCGGGAACGAATTATGCGTCTACTATGGAACGTGGGCAGAATACTATTCATAACAGTGCTGTAAGTAACGGCGAAAATACAACAAAAACTAACAGTACTGATACTTACCATGCAAATAATAATGATACGATTGAAGATGCGGGATTCGACGGTAGTTACTCGTTAGAAATTCAGAGATTCCGAGATACCATACTTAATCTTAACAAGCGTATTTGCGATGATTGCAGAGAATTGTTCTATCAATTTTATTAAGGAGGGATAAAAATGGCAGATAAACCAACGATTCCGGATTTTCCTACGTTGCCAGATTTCAGTCAGATGATTACGCAGGCTTGTGAGGTTGTAGCAAGTGTACGGGGGATTCCGTATGATTTCAACGGGACTTTGAGTCTGGAAAACAAATTTGTTGTCCTGTTTAAGACGGTGAAAGAAATGTTTGACGCGCAGGACGAACTTGTAAAAAGCTACAAATCGTTATATGATTTTATCAATACTTACTTTGATAATTTGGATGTACAGGAAGAAGTCAACAAAAAAATAGAACGCATGGCGCGTGATGGAAGTTTATCACAACTTATTATGCCTTATATGCAAACTGCACCTGTTTTCGTTGATGCTATTTCTGATATGACTGACACTAAGAAAATTTATGTCTTGAAAAGTGACGGTCATCTCTATTACTATGATGCAAGCTGGAAAGATTCTGGAATTGCTTATGGTATCAATGGTCTGTATCCTATCAATGTCGATTATGCAGCCTGGATTGACACTATTAATGCAAAACAACCTTTCAGTCGACGCTACGCTCAGTTAGTTAATAACGAATACAACGAAGCAATTACTAACGGCAGTTTTGACGGTAAGTCTAAATTTGTCGCGAATAATTCGTCTTTCAAAGATGCATCTGTCGGTGTTATCGGCTATGTGCTGACTACGCCCATCACCGACATCTCAAATTTCTATACTGAATACAGCGCACTTGTTTATACACCTGTTCCATTTACTCTCACCGTGTATGCTACTGATAATAGAAGAACATTTCAGCACGCTTTTAGAAGTAATACTGATATTACTCTCAGTCCTGGTGTTAATACAATTAACTTTACCGCACGAAATGGCTCTCCATCTAATGTTGCTAATATCGCAATGTCTGTAAGATACAGTGAATCTCTTACACCACCTGTTATTGACAAAATTAGCGTTGCTTTAGTTAAAGGT